GGCTGCCGAGGCCGAGGCCGAAGCCGAAGCCGAAGCCGAAGCCGAAGCCGATGAAGAAGTCAAGGAGACGACTGAATAGATTTAAGCTTCCACGTGTAGCCACTGTATTCACCGGTGTTCCAAACACCCATAAATTCAACATCTACGTCTATGACATCATTCCTTACGAGAGATTGTACGGGTCTTCCAATGACTTCACACATGACCCTCCTGTAACGAAATGGTACCTTGAGTGTGAGTATGCGCCCTTCGAGTGGATTATCGACTCGCGTGTTCTTTATAAGATGTGTCTTGGATGCGTGTATCCGTTGGATCGTGTGTGTCATTGACTCTGAGACGACGACACGCATGTACTTTTTATCATTATGTTCGTACATCGGTTCATGTACGCGTGCGTTGAATAACATATATGAGTAATAGCAAGATGGCTATAAGTCTCGTTATAGTGAGTGGCCATGAAGGTTTTCTGGTACCGAACGTCTCGTGGCAGAAACGTCGACCGACTTCGATAGCGGCTTCCATGCTTGAATATGGTGTATTTCTCGGTGACATCATACCACATAAAGCGACTTTCGTCGAGTGCCCGAAGAACGGAACTTGTCCATGTACACTCAATACACCCGACGATTGACTGAATGTCCACTTTTTACCCGTCCATGTAGATCCCCATCCAATTCGTGCGTGCTTTGGTTTGGGTACTCTCAATTGACGAATCACTTCGTCGATGAGTTTCTGTGGCTCGGTCTTAAGGATATCTTCCGTGAGGTCGCAGATGACACATGAAACTGTTTTCTGATCCGATAATACGACGGGTTGTAAATTCCATGGTGTTTCGACGGCGATCTTTAAGTCATCGTCGAGTTTTATAGGGTATGGATAATCGAGCAAGACGTTAATACATCCATACGTGCTGTCACGAATTTGCTTTACGGCATTCGGCCCCCAATTTTCCTTGACGAGTTTAATCGCGGGTGTATTATCTACACACATCACGAGTAAACCATCTGATATTTCTGTCCCGTCCGTGAACTTTGCAAAGTATTCATTCTGAAGATAATCGACAGTGTCGAGTTCTTTATTAAATACAAATTTGACACCCCTTTTCGCGAGTGCCTTTTGCATGGCGTAACACATCGCACGTCCGGAGACGCGTTGTGTGTACATCGTCGAAAGTCCGGCATGATCAAAACTCTTTACGAATTCATACGCCGACATGACATTCCATGGAACACCGTCGATTTGAAACGTGAGTCTCTGGATGATTTTCTTACCCGAATCCGACATGGAATCGTCGAGCGCTTCTTTGAGTGACATCTTTGAATATTTCCATGGACGTGTGAGTACTTTGAGTGAAAGTGATCCGAGTGCGAGATAATCGGAAAAGGACATATGTTTAAAAATGTACCCATAGTCGTATTCGGTTGGTTGAAAAACATCATTCCAACGAATATTCATTTCATCGAAAAGACTGCGCGTGTTAATGAATGCGCGATCAAACACTATGCGGTGTGCGTGTAAGTCTCGATACTCTGAAGATGGCTCCCACCATGAACCACCTGCACCAAGTTTCTTGTCATAAATCGTCACATCGCATGGTCTTGTACTGATAAGTTCCCATGCGACAGACATGCCAGTGGGACCCGCACCTATGATATGAATTTTCATTCTAGTATATACTTACAAAATTAAATGAAACCAGATTTCTTACGTTCTTCCGGCGTCTTCATCGCATAGATGAACGCCAAGAAAATCAATACAGACGCGAGTGCGTACTCGATGTCAGACGTAGCCGACAAGGCGATAAGCATCAGCGAAAAGAATCGGAAAGATTGACTGTTAAACATAGACTTCAACCTGGATGGAATATTGATCGCGTTACCAGAAAAGAGACCCTGGTACAAGATGATCAGTGAGAAAATGATGGGCATCTTGAGAACTTTCTCAAGCGGCTTAGATACTGGGGACAATGCATTCGACAACTTTGTCATTTACTAATACCTAAGATATTTTTGGAATTTAAAAAATAAAGTTACTTTAGTGTAAGATGCTATGCGTCGCGAGCCGTGGGGTAAATACAATACCAAACCAAAAGGTAAAGACATGGAAATTTGCTGCCAAATTTTTATGGAAAAATAGGTTTGTTGATGATAAACGAGAATTGGGTAAGTGGACGAAACACGAACTCCTGGAACTTGGACCAACTTTCGTAAAACTCGGGCAAATCGCATCGACACGATCAGATATTTATCCACCCGCATTTACAGCTGAGCTCGAATCTCTTCAAGATAATGTTCCACCGGTTGCGTTTGACACTATATCATCCATCGTAGATATGGATCTATTTACACACTTCGAACAAGAACCATTCAAGTCTGCCAGTATTGGACAGGTTCACAAAGCTACCTTAAAAGATGGTAAAGAAGTCATTGTCAAGGTAAAGCGTCCAAACATATATGAAACCATGAAAACTGACACAGATAATATCAGGGACATTGTGCATTTTCTCGAACGTGTGGGTATCGATACTGGAAATAGTTCTGGTATCGTGCTTGACGAATCCATCACATATCTCTTGGGTGAAGCCGACTACACGCAAGAGATTGAAAATGCACAACGTTTCAGAAAGGGTATGAAAGATGTCAAATGGATCAAGGTGCCGAAAGTATATACAGACGTCTCCAGTGAAAATATGATCGTCATGGAATATGTTGAATCTGAAAAAATCACGGACATACAAACGTTAGGTGTAAATCCCAAAAAGGTATGTGAGGCTTTGATAAGCTCGTATATCATTCAGACCATGGACAAAGGCTTTTTTCATGGTGATCCGCACCCGGGGAATGTGGGGTTTTCTAAAAAAGGAAAACTTGTATTTTATGATTTTGGACTTCTCATCGATCTTTCCGAAGAGTTACGCGAAGGCTTTAAAAGGTTATTCGTGCATATAATCAACAAAGACACCAAAAGTATCGTAGAAGTGCTTATCGCGCTTCGTGTCATCATACCCATGACTTCCGATCTTTCGGATATTGAAGTCTTTTTTGAATCTTTACTAACATATCTCGAAACGCTCAATGGATCTGATATCATGAATGATGACTTGGCATTACAACTCGCCGCAGAAAAGCCGTTTGTTGTACCATCAAGCTTTATATATTTAGCCAAAACCTTTTCTATTATTGAGGGTATATGTGTACAACTAGACCCCGACTTTAACTACTTTACATATCTAGAACCTATGATCAAAGAACAATTCACGGAATCTATTAATATCCGTGATATTGTCGTATCGACGAGTGAGATACCGAGTCGGGTTCGTAATATAAGTAAAGCTGTTTTAGATTTGGAGAAATCTAAAGCAGCTATGCGTCGATCTATCAAAAAAACAAGACGTGAGGTTCGTTTCGCGCAATATAGCATTTTAAGTGCTATTCTCGCACAACAATATGAAGATACACCTGTGGCTGTGTTTTTTATTGCATGTACTCTATGGTTTACGTTTAGTTCTCGGAGGAATAAAATATTGTAAGAATGTACCTCTCTCCGCATGTTATAGGTAATGTTCCATGTAAATGTGTCATACTTTTGAACCATACCATATCACCTTGTAATAAGTTTAACAAAGGCAATGTATCAATGTTTTTTTGAATAAATGCATCCCTCTTTTTCACACTCTTATTCGATAGACCTGACAATTTTTCACTATCTTCCTCGTTAAATATGTAAAATTTACCACCACCGAAATCTTTCGCACTTGATAATAAAAAACTCGCGGTATGATCACATTTATCGTGGTGTAGAGGTATTCGTACACGTTCGTTTGGTAAGTATCGCTTTATAAATACAAAATCAGAGTGACTCTTTATTTTCTTGTTTTTATATTTATCATAAATAGGTTTACATAATCTCCACAGTTTTTCATTTTTAACATCCAAACCCTCCAATATGTTTATTTGATATACGGGTTCGTCATCGACTGGTTCGGGAGATTCATCAAACTTCATATTCTTAGATGCGTGAATCAGTCGTTCACATATAATCCTAGGAAGTGCACGTGGTTCGATATGGGCATTCTCGGTGAGTTTTATCACATTACGAGGTGTTTGTTTCTGTCTTGACTTTGGTATTACAAGTATTATCAACAAAAATAGTAATAATATCATCTACTTATTGCTCATAAAAATCAATTTCAGTTTTAGACTCACCAGACTTCTTCTGGAAGAATTCTTGGTGTTCCTTGAAGATTTCCTTGGCACGTCGTTGTTCATCGCGGCTAATATCCGACAACTTTTCTCGGATCTTACCCACGTCCGTGTCACTATTCTTCTTCATCTTCTTACCAAACTTCTTGAAACGGTTAGTCTTTGCCGCAAAGGTAATAGAGGTTGTAATTGAAAACATCTTTGTTTGTTACATTCTAAGGACATTTAATTTTTAAGCGCTTCAACTTCTCCTCAAACTCCCTCCGCTCACCCGGACTCTCAATTGGGGTACCATTGGCGAGAGCCTCAATTTCCGGCCCTGTAAGGTGCATAGCGTTGACTCTAAAGTCTTTGAATGCTTCCATGGTGATGGGCACAAGGGGTTGAACCAAATCATATATAGCATTCGCATAGTCCCGAATCTCCTTCTGGGCGTGGTGGTCCATACGAAGGTGAAGATAATGCATCAAGTTGTGAAGGTTAATCTTCCAATAGAATTCAGTGTAGGTACACTGTGGGAGGTTACCTCGCGCCTGCTCCCGACACACCCCCTCCTCAAGAAGGCTCTCATACAAATCAAAAGAATGTTCTAAGTGCTGACTAATTTGGTTGGTCTTTTCTTCGTGAACATCTACGACACCCTCAGATCCTTGGTTATTTACTTGAGACTGACCTCGTAGAACTCCTGGGTTGTAGTACTGTTTCGGTACGACTGAGTAGCGGGCGGAGAGCTCATTAACGGAGGCTGTTCGATGTCGAAAGTGCTGTCTCGCGATGTATAGGGGCATTTTGATATGAAATTTGAATTCCACCATTTCGAAAGGGGTCGTGTGCCAATGTCTAAGCAGGTACCTGAGGAGTCCTCGGTCTCCACGGGAAGACTTTGTCCCATCTCCATAGCTGACTCGGGCTGCTTGGACGATTGACGTGTCCAAATCTTCTCTCGGCATGTGATCAACCAATCGTACAAATCCGTGGTCCAAGACATCTTTTTGCATACTGTTCTAATTCTTAGTTCCCCCCAAATCTTTAATCACGTTAGAAACCTCACACCCTCAAGACCGAGAAGGAAACGTCCTCCATACATACGACGCGCGACGATGATATTCAAAATGACGACGAGACTCACGAGTATCGCGAGACCAAAGTACCCCATCGCCTTTCGTTCCTCTTTTTCTTTCATGGACTGAGCACCCGCAACGATGGATGCGAGTGCGATGATGATAGCGATCACCGAGTACACATAGGTCATATATTTACCAGCAATATTGAGTTTCGAGCCAATTGCCATTTATTTTACATTGAGATCTTTTTCGAGATCTCCGATATCCCTGTAGTAGCGTCGAAGGTCTTTCATGAACCGTTTATTATTTTCGAGGTACTCGCAGTCTGGTTTGTTGAGATAAATCCACGCGAGGTTTGACTTTGAATATTTGGTTGATTTTTGATTTTCGTTTGGTTTTCTAGGGATGAGTTTCGTACTCTTTTTCTTTTTTGTCGGTGCCGCGACTTCGATCCGATTCGTAAAACTCAATGCCTGCATGACCGTATCTGCGAGATCATCCTTCTTTTTTGATTTTATAAATGTATCGAGCCAGTGTGCATTGACATTATCACGACGGATAAAGGCTTCACATCGCTCAATCGATACTTTTTTACGCTTGAGGTACTGTGAACGACCCGGTCCAGCGACGTCTGGAATTTTATGTCGCGCATCATAAAGAATTGTTTCGGCGTTAGGATTTTTAATGATAAAATACGCGTGTAAAAAGTGCATGACAGAAACCATCTTTTTATTTCGATCTGGTTGTTTTTCTATGAGAACCGTATCAGCGTCGAGGACCCATGGGCGTTCATCAAGATGCTTTCTTAAAGAAACGTAAATACCATCCTTGTGTTCCGGTGGAACGCCCGAAACGTCCCATTGGACGACGAGGTTAGAAGTTTCGTTAAGTAAGCACATGGCTAAATTTCGAATACCGACATCGATACTCAAAATCATTAAATTAAAGACTCTTTATTTCTTTAATAGTATCTCGGGGGTGGTGGAGCCATCATACGTGGAGCACCCGGCTTTCGCATCATCATGAAAAAGTACACCAAGATGATACAACAACACACACCACAACCGATATAAACCGGTAATTTAATAGCCGACCAGATACCTTTCGCGGCGAAAGAAGTCGCGCCTTTCACCGCACCAGCGACGGCACCTGCACCAGCCTTCGCGAGTTCCGCACCGGGAACGTCGAGTGGGTTCGCTTCTTCGCACTTAGTTGTACAAAATTCGCCACAGTCATCGATCTCTGCATTACAAAATGGTTGGTCTTCATCGACCTCGGCACCCTTTGCCTTGACACTTTCGATCGTTCTGTAAGTC